GGTGTATGGGAACATGATAAGATGAAGTATCCTTGGTTCGCACCTAAGATGCAAGTCTTTGAAAGTGGAGAAGTACAGGATATGTGTGGAGAGGATGTCTCATTCTGTCTAGATGCTCTCGATGCTGGATTTGATATCTGGTGTGATCCTCGTATCCGTGTAGGGCATGAAAAGAACAGAGTTATATAATATAACCATAGAAGGAGGAGAGATCTATACAGGTCTCTCTGAGGAGCAGTTCATGGATAAGATCCTAGAACTCTCTCAATGTTACTATGAGACGGGCTATCCGTCTCCTGATATTATTTCACATCAAACTTACAATGGCAGTACTTTACACGAGTCCGACAGGGACAACGATTCAGACAACACCGAAGAAGACTAGGCAAGGCAATGGTAAGAATACCAAATATGCCTCCACATCCCGTAACTCGGCTCGTAAGCCTTATAGAGGACAAGGAAAATGATTAATCTCCTGGCGGCGGCGAGTCTCGATCTTAATGAAGCATGGAACCTCTCATGGGGTGAAGGTATTCAGTTTATACTTGTACTTGCGTTTGTATACTGGTTAAAGGTAAAGATCGATACAAGGGCAGGACTTGGGAAGAAAAAGTTAAGACAATTGAAAACTGTTATAAAAGACGCTATACTAGAGACACAGGTAAAAACTGGTAAACCGTGATTGATGATATCATTGTTTTCATTCTTATATTACTTGTAATGTGCATTCAAATTTATCATAGGAGAAAATCCCATCATGAGTGAAGAGTTTAATCGTATTGCAAATGCTCTTGAAAGAATAGCTAATTCTCTAGAACATTTACATATAGAAAAGATTGATCATGCACATATAGATGACATAGGCGAAATACATGGAGATGTAGTTACACATCCTAAACAGTTCTAAATAACACACACTCGCTTTTTTAGTTATGTCTAAACAGGAAACGGTTAAGTATTCCATCAGACAAGATGGATTGGTATCGGTAGAGACATCTGGGATGACTGGTAGTCAATGTTTAGAAGTAACTAAAGGTGTAGAAGAACAATTGGGAACAGTATTAACTAGGGAGTTCAGTCCTGCTTATTACGAAAATGAACCAGTTGAGGAATATGTACACGATTCGGAAGGATGTTAATGTCACACTTCAGTACGATAAAGACCAAGATAACAAAAAAACCCGCTTTGCTCGAAGCATTACAGATCCTTCAGTACGATGTACAGGAGGATCATTTATTAGTTAATCCTATTGATCACAACCATGAGAAAGTAAAGGTTGATGTTGCTATAGGAAATGATATAGGATTCCGTTGGAATGGATCAGAATATGAATTAGTAGCAGATATACAGACTTGGAAAGATCCAATTCCCCCAAAAAGGTTTATTGAAAAGGTCACACAGCAGTATGCAAGAATGACTGTACATAATGCTATAAAAGAAGATGGTTGGCAGGTTGCAGAAGAGTGGGAAATGGATGATAATAGTATAGAATTGACTGTTACTCGTTGGACATGATTGAAAGTATATTTCCTACACCGATGTATGCGGCTAAGGTTGATAATTTTTCTAATATTCAAAAAGATATTGGTGATACATTAGATACCCTTGAATTTTCATATATTGAACATTGGGGTAAAACACATTTACTTGCACCAAATTCTTTTAATGAAAATATTATACCTGATTCATTAAATAAAGAACTGGAACGACATGTAAATCAATATTTGTATGAGATTGGAAAACCAGCAATGCTATATGATATTGTTTCTTGGTTTACCAAATGTGAAAAAGGGAATTATGCTCATGTACATAATCATGGTGCTGCTGATCTTTCTGGTGTTTATTATTATCAAACTAATGGAAAGGATGGCAATATTTACTTCCATACACCCAATCCTTTTTTAGACACTACTTTTCTTTTCAGCCATATGGGTACTGATTTTGAACATGAACCAATGGAAGGTAAATTGATTATATTTCCTGGATGGTTATTGCATGGAGTAAGACAAAATTCTACTGATAATACTCGAATAAGTCTATCATTTAACATAACATTCAAAAATGCAGTATAAATAACCCTGACAAGTACTGCCAATATTGATGGCGATCACAAAATCTCGTACATATAAGGATATAACTCTTAGTTTTCAACCAAATCCTGTCACTGGCGACTTGGGTATGTTGAAAAATGAAAGAGCTATTCAGCGTTCTGTAAGAAATCTTGTTCAAACAGGAATAAATGAGCGTCCATATAGTGATTTGGGGTCAGATGTGACTGATAGTCTATTTGGATTTGTTGATGATGCCCAATCAGGTGTCATAGCAAGACAAATTGAAGATGTTTTGAATGCTTATGAACCAAGAATTGATAATGTTAATGTAGAAGTTGACCCAAGACCAGATAATAATGCTTTTGAAGTGACTATTTTTTATGAAATTGTTGGAGAAGGATTCCAAACACAAGATTATTCGTTCATTGTAGAGGCAACTAGGTAAAAAACATGCCCGTAACCAAGTTTACTAACCTTGATTTCGACCAAATTAAGGAACAAATTAAAGATTATTTAAGAGCAAACTCAGATTTTACTGATTTTGACTATGAAGGATCCAATATGTCGATTCTGATTGACATATTAGCGTACAATACTTATATTTCGGCGTTTAATAGTAATATGGTGGTTAATGAATCCTTCTTGGATTCAGCAACTTTAAGAGAAAATGTAGTTTCTTTAGCAAGAAACATTGGATATGTACCAAGATCTCGTAAATCTGCTAAAGCGATTATAAATTTTGATTTTAAATTTAACGGAAATAGTAATAGTGTTAAATTGGCAAAAGGTTTAGTTGTAGTTGGAGCATCAAATAACACTTCTTATACATTTTCTATCCCAGAAGATATAATTGTCAATAGTCCAATAAATGCTGGATCAAATATTACAATAAATCCACCAAGAACTGCTCAATTTAGAAATATTAATGTTTATCAAGGTACACTTTTAAAGAAATTTTTTACAATTAGTGGTAGTTTAGATCAAAGATTCATTTTAGAAAATCCTTTTATTGATACTGAGTCTATTAGAGTCTTTGTAAGGAAGTCTGGATCAAGTTCTGGACTAGAATATTCAAGAATTGACAATATAACAACAATTAATGAGAAATCTAATGTATATCTCATCCAAGAAGTTAAAGATGAGCAATATGAATTGCTATTTGGTGATGGTTTATTTGGTAAAAAGTTAGATAGTGGTGATCTTATTGAAGTTAGTTACATTATTACTGATGGAAAGAATGGAAATGATGGAAAATCATTTTCATTCAGTGGAAGTGCGTTAGATGATTCGGATGCTCCTATTTCTGCATCTGAATCAGTAATAATATCAACGATTCAACCTGCCAGAGGAGGCGGTGAGATCGAAGATATTAGCTCTATTAAGTATATTGCTCCTAGAGTCTATTCATCGCAGTACAGGGCGGTTACAGCAAAGGATTATGAAGCAATTGTACAAAGTGTATTCCCTGATGCAGAGTCAGTTTCTGTAATGGGTGGTGAAGAATTGGATCCACCTGAATTTGGAACTGTTATTTTAAGTATAAAACCAAAAAATGCGACATATTTGTCTGATTTCTCAAAAGTACAAATTTTAGATGGATTGAAAAAGTATTCAATGGCAGGAATCAATCAAAGAATTGTTGATCTTAAGATTCTTTATGTTGAATTAGATGTTAATGCTTATTATAACGCAAATATTTTTAGTGATATAGATGGATTAAAGGCACAAGTAACAAATTCATTAACTGCTTACAGTAAATCTACTAATTTGAATGCATTTGGTGGTAGATTCAAATATTCTGATGCTTTGAAAGTAATAGATGGAACAAATAATGCAATTACATCAAATATTACCAAATTGACGATGAGAAGGGATTTAAAACCTATTTTTAATTCATTCTCTCAATATGAATTATGTTTTGGTAATTCTTTTCATGTAGTTTCTAGTGGTAGAAACATTAAAAGTACTGGATTTAAAATAGAAGGTTATGCAAGTACTCTTTATTTCTCAGATCTTCCACATGAGGACTTAAAAACAGGTGATATTGCTGTAATTCAGTTGGTTAATGTTTCAGGTGATAATTCTCCTGTTATTATTCCTTCTGCAGGAACTGTTGATTATGTTAAAGGTGAAATTATCATCAATACCATCAATATAACTGAAACTACTCTTGGATCTGGTATGATTGAAATTCAAGCATATCCAGAATCTAATGATATCATAGGATTGAAGGATTTGTACCTTCAATTAGACATGGCAAATAGTTCCATAAATATCGTAAAAGACACTATATCTTCTGGACAGCAAATTTCTGGAATTGGATATAAAGTCACTTCTAGTTATTCAAATGGTACTATCACTAGAACTTAAAAACGGATGATTGAAACATATAGCCCCTTATCTACAAGAGTTAAGACTTATCAAGTTGTTGCAGACCACTCACCAGAGTTTGCAATAACTGAGAATCCTTATTTTGAGAAATTTTTAGAACAATATTATATTTCCCAAGAATATCAAGGTGGACCTGTAGATATTGCAGAGAATATTGACAAATATATTAAAATTGATAATTTAACAAAAGAAGTTGTATCTGGAAATATATCATTAGCATCAAGTATTACTTCAACTGATGATACTATCACAGTTTCTACTAATACTAAAGGATTTCCAAGTAAATGGGGTCTTTTAAAAATTAATAATGAGATTATTTCATATACTGGATTAACAACTAATACTTTTACTGGATGTATAAGAGGTTTTAGTGGAATTTCCACATATCATAAAATTGCAGATAATACTAACTTAAATTGGGAAAAAACTACTGCTGCATCTCATAATAATAATTCAAGTGTTCAAAATTTAAGTGCATTATTCCTTCAAGAGTTTTATGATAAGTTGAAATCAATGTATGCTCCTGGTTTTGAAGGAGTTTCATTAAGTCCTGATCTAGATGTTAATAATTTTATTAAAGAAGCAAGAAGTTTATACGAATCTAAGGGTACTGACGAATCTTTCAAGATTTTATTCAAAGCACTGTTTGGTCTAGAACCAAAAATCAATGATCTTGAAAAATATCTTATAAAACCTTCTTATGCCAACTATTTGAGAAGAGAATCTTTTACAGTAGAGTTAGTTTCTGGAGATGCTGCAAAATTAGTTGGGCAAACATTATTTCAAGATGCTGACCCTAATAATCCTCTTGTTAAAGCAGCATCTGGACCTATTTCTGAAGTTGTTAGTATCAGAGACAATTATTATCGTTTATCTGTATTCATTGGATATGATGATAGGGATTTAATACAAGGTACATTCATTGTTCCAGGTCGTACTCAAGTAATTGGTAAAGTTGGAATGGGAGCAACTGTTCTTACAGTTGATTCTACTATCGGATTTGGGCAAACGGGAAATATACAAGTTGGTGTACCTTCTGATTCTTATTTTCAAGAATTATCTTATTCTGAAAAGACTGTAAACCAGTTTATTGGTGTATCAACAACTGGATATGATATTCCATCTACTACTGAATTATTTACTCCAACTTTAGTGTATGGTTATGAAAATAACGATACTACTAAACCAGTTAAAATGAGAATAACTGGTGTTTTACGAGATTTTGAGTCTACACAGAATTTATATGGATTAAATCCAGAATCTAGAATTAAAGTCAAGAATCTTGGAAGATATGTTACTAATCCAAGAATATTAAAGACTTATGAGCAAATTTTCTTTAATTCTTGGCTTTATAATACTAGTGCAAAATATCAAATTAAGAATTTAAGTGGATCAACCTTTACTTTATCTGGATATATTGATAAATCAAGTTTAAGAATTGGAGATAGAATTGATTTAATTGTTAGAGATAATTTAAAGGCTGAAACCATTGCAGCAAGTAATTTACTTGTTACTTATGTTAATGTTTCTAATAATTCAATAAGTGTACAAGGAACTTTTACAACTAGTCCTTCATTAGAGTATGATGTAAGAAGAGTTCAGAAAAAAGCGACTAGTTCTTCAGTTCCTATTATTGGTGGACAAAATCAGATTTTATCAGATATTAGTAATACATATGTTCTTGATTTTAATAAATCAGAAAGTGGAAAACAAGAAGCATTTGTTGCTTCCAACTCTATTCCCTCATATAATATTGAAACTGATAAAATTCATGCAGATTTAACAAATCCTACAGTTTCTAGTGGAAATTTCCAAAATTATAATTCTATAACAAACAAATATTCTATTATTTCATTTCCTTCACCAGTTCCTTTTAAAACAGGTGATGAAGTTTCATATATCCTAGGCGCAAATTCTGATCCTATTGCTGGATTGGAAAAGGATAGTTATTTTGTTGAAGTATTAACTCCAAATAATAAAATCAAATTATATCCTTCCAGATCATTTATTGCTTCTGGATTAGCACAAGAATTTACACCACCAACAACAAGTGGTTATCATGATTTTGTTAGAGTTGAACAAGCAAGAAAATCAATTTTCCCAAGTAGGGTTCTTAAGAGATTTATTCTTTCACAAGATTTAGAAGCAGGAACTCAACAAGTAACTACTTCTGAGAAAACTTTAGATGGCAATACTGGATTATTAATTAATGGTGTTGAAATTACTAATTATAAATCAGACAAATTTGTTTATTATGGTTCATTAGATGCTTTAAATATAGTTAATGCTGGTAGAGGATATGATGTTTTACATCCACCAGCAATAACTATAGAAGATAATGTAACTGGTATCAATACAGCAGTTGGTAGAGTAGCAGTTGGTGGAACACTTACAGATATTTTAATTGATCCTGTTGATTTTGAAGTAAAAAAAGTAATTTCTGTTGATGTTCATGGTGGAAATGGTCTTAATGCAAAAGCTCAAGCTGTAACAGAATTGCATTATAGAAAGTTTGCATTCAATGCAAAGTCATTCTATGATGGTGGTACTATCGATTGGATAAGTGATAGAATAATATTAGATAAACCACATTATTATAATGATGGAGATAGAGTAATTTATAGTGCTAATAACAATAATGTACTTGGACTTCACACAACTGCATCTGCTGGTATAGATACATGTTTGGTTAAAGGGCAATCATATTATGTTGGTGTTAGTAGTGCTACAATATTCCAACTTTATAGAAGTAAAAATGATGCTGTTTTAGGAATTAATACAGTTGGGTTTGGATCAACTGCTGCAGCTTTAAATAATGGTCTTCATGAATTTAGAGATTTTGAAACTAAAAGAAGAATATCTAGAGTTAATATTCTTGATGGTGGGTTTGGTTATACAAATAAAAGAATTTCAGTATTACCTTTTAAGGTAAGTACAGATAGGGATCATATTGAATTTGAGAATCATGGATTTAAAAATGGTGAAGTGATTCATTATGGAATATCAAGTACTGGTGGAACTGTAATTAGTGGATTAAGCACCAATGCACAATATCAAGTATTAAAAGTTAATGAAGATAAATTTAGATTATGTTATTCTGGTATTGCTACCACTAGAGTTCCAGATACTACCAATTATAAAAATAAAGAATATGTTAGATTTGGTAATACTGGATCTCAATATCAAGACTTTTATTATCCACCAATAACTGCTGATGTTAATGTTATTACTGATTCGGATACCCCTGTCAATTTAACTGCAACTCCTGTAGTTCGTGGTCAAATTATTGATACAATTTTATTTGATAAAGGTAAAGATTATGGATCATCTGTTATTAATTTTGAACAACCACCTGATGTTTCTATAAATGCTGGTAGTTTTGGACAAATTGGTTTAATTATTGTTAATGGTAAAATAATTGATGCTTTTGTACAAAGTCGTGGAATTAAATATGATGGTCCACCAGATTTAGAAGTTGTTGGTACAGGTACTGCTTTTGGGGCAAAACTTCGTGCTATTATGGTTGGGCAGGAACTTTCTGATGTTGTAGTACTTTCTGAAGGACTGGGTTATCCTCAAACATCAACAGTTACAGTTAAACAACCAGGTGATTCCGCAACTTTCTCTACAAAGGTTAGAAGACTTGTTGGTAATAAGTATTTTACAAGTACTACTGAAAATGGAGATTATCTTGCTCCAGTAGAAGATGGGTTAGCAATAGAATCTGTTGCTTATGGAGCAACAGTAAGAAATACTTTCAATGATGATGGAACAGGACATTCTCCTATTATTGGATGGGCATATGATGGAATGCCAATTTATGGTCCTTATGGATTTAATGATATTGATGATATTCAGTCTTCTTCTAAGAGATTGGAGTCATCTTATATTATAGATGCATCTGGGGTTGAAAATAGACCTTCTGTATCAGATTTTCCAGAAGGATTTTTTGTTGAAGATTATGTTTATAATTCAAGTGGTGATTTAGATGAACATAATGGTAGATTTACAAAAACACCTGAGTTTGAAAATGGTATCTATGCATATTTTGCTACAATAGACTCTAATGGTAAACCAGTATTCCCATATTATGTTGGAGACACATATAGAGGATTTCCTATAAGAGTAAATACTGTAGCTGGTGAAAAAATTAAACAAAATAATTTTGATTTTGAAAATTCAGATTTGGTACGAAATACCTTCCCATATAAGATGTTTGGTGATGGAGCATCTTATGATTTTGTATATCAACCTTATAAAGTAGTAGATCAGATCGCAAAACCAGATCAAATAACTAGAGGTCATGTTGATGAGATTAGAATTGTTTCTCCAGGAACAGGATATACAACAGGATCTCAAATATACTTTGATAGTGATGATACTGGTGGATATGGTATTAGAGCAGTTGTTGATGCAGTAACTGGTAAAACTATTAATAAAATTGACACAGAATTCTTTGATTATAATAATGTAGTATTTGAATGGTCACCACAAGCAGTTATTGCACATTTTGATCCATATCATTCATTTAATATTCATGATTATATCCAAGTTGCTGGATTATCTACTAGTGTTGATAAACTTGTAGGATCACATCAAATAAATTCTTTAAATTTCTCAACGACTCTTTTAGATACTGGATTTGTTGGAGTAGTTACTGATATTAGAGTTCAATGGGTTCCACAAACAGTTTCTGTTGGTTCTACTATTGGATTTAGTACAATGACACCAGAATTGCTTGTAGTGGGTGCTGGTGCTAGTTACACTATAGGTGGTGATCCTGTTCAAATTGGATCAGAGACCGCAGAGATTCTTAATATTAATAGAGAAGATAATGTTCTTAGAATTCGTAGATCATCAGGTGTTAGTACATCTGGTATTGGATTAACACAGTCACAATCTCAGGGTCTTACTGGTCTTGGTGTTAGTTATTATTCTAATAGATTAGATATTCCTTTAATTATTGATACATTTGAATCTAAACCAAATGAAAAGATTTATTTTAATGCTCAAGAATCGGTTGGATTTGGTACAACTGTTGGGCAAACAATAACTAGGAATTATCAATATCTTGGTGTTACTAAAGAAAGATCTTTAAAAACTAAAGAGATTTATTTACAAGATCATGGATTAAATACCAATGATGTTCTTAATTTTACTGTTTCTCCTAGTGGAAGTAATGTATCATGCGCTACATCTGGAATTTATGCAGGAACATTTAATTTACCATCATCAGTTTATGTAACGAAAAGGACTAAAGATAGTATTGGTCTAAAAACAACTAAAACATCTGATGATATCTTCTTTATAAGCGGTGGTGGAGATTATAACGACTTTTTGTTTGAAAATGTAGAACAAAAGCAAATTACTGGAACTGTTCAAAATATTTTAGCAAATATACAGACATCAGAGTCTCATGGATTAAAAGTTGATGATAATATCAATTTGATTGTTAAACCAGGTCTTTCTACTGGTATTGGAACTACTACTTTTGCTACAGTAAAGAAAATAAAGGATTATTTGATTATTGATCCAATAGATGTTGCAACATCTGGTATTAATACATCCACAAATAGAATTACTCTTTATAAACATGGATTAATCAGTGGAGATAGGATTCTTTACACATCTTCTTCTACTTTCCCTGATGGAATAGTTGAAAGAGAATATTATGTTATTAGAATTGATGATAATACAATTCAACTGGCAAATACATTAAAAGAAACTCAAGGAACTCCAAATATTGTTAATATTACAAGTTCTGGTGGATCTGGACAAGTTATTAATCCAATCAATCCACAATTAAGACCATATGCCAATAATGATATTGTTTTTGACTTAAGTGACACTAGTTTGTTAAATTATGACTTAAAGTTCTATTATGATAATACATTCTTAAATGAATTTGTTGGATCAGGAACAAGTCTTGGATTTGAAGTAGTTGGGGTAGGAACTTCAGCAACTGTTGGTGTTGCTTCAACTAATCCTAATTCTGTATATCATCCAACTGTAAAATTAAGTCATTCTGACAATATTGACACTCTTTACTATACTTTATTTGGTCCAACTGGTATTGTTACTGCTGATAATACTGTTGTTAATAGAAATGAAATAAAACATATCGATAGCGGATATAATGGAAATTATTCTGTTGTTGGTGTTGGATCTACAGTATTTACTGTTAATTTACAATTTAAACCAGAATCTATAAGTTATAAGAATTCTGATTGTGAAGTAATAGAATATAGTACTACTGCTTTAGATGTTACTGGTGGTATTGCTACTGTAACTATAAATGATGGTGGATATTACTATCAGAGCATTCCAGGAATTACAAGTATTCAAGGAAGTGGTATTAACGCAACATTGATACCAGAATCGTCAAATATCAATAGATTGGAAAAAATGACGGTTCCTGAGGATGTTTATGGATATCCTTCAGACAATACTCTTAAACCTGATGCATTTATTCCTAGAATTGTTGAAATTGATGATTATGGTACTATTACTGCGGTAAATGTTACTTATGGAGGTAAATTCTATATCAATGCACCATCTTTGGTTTTATATGATAAAGGGACAGGTGAAGTTTTAGATAATGGTCTTATTACATGTGAATTAAGCGATTCTGCTGTTACTAAAGCAATTGTATCTGTTGCTCCAGTTGGATTATCAAATAATGATTATGGAGTTGCTCCTGTTAGAAATAGTAATGGTATTAGCATTTTAAGTGTAGAAGAAAATGTTGGATTTTTAACATGCAAAATTACAACACCAGTTTTAGGATATAAGAAAGAACCTTTTAGTATTGGTGATAAAATTCTAGTTGAGGGTATTGAATATACTTCTGGTAGTGGTGATGGATTTAACTCAGGTGATTATAAGTTTGAAGCATTTACAGTTTCTGATTATAATGATGCAGTTAACCCAAGACAGGTAACATTTGATTTAAATGGAATTACAACAAATCCTGGTACAGGAGCTACTGTTAAATTTGGATTTGCTCAATTAGTAGATGCGAGTTATATTGCTAGATTTGAAGTAGTTAAAGGAAATTCCACCTTTATTCAAAACGAACCATTTAAGAAAAATGATACTGCAGATGCAGATATCCAATTAGACTTCTTAAATAAAAATACTGCTAAAATTGTTATTAGTGGTGCAGAACCTTTAGAACCAACTGATATTTTAACTGGTAAATTGAGTGGATCTAAAGCAAGAGTAGTTTCTATTGTTGAATTTAATGGTAATTTCAATATTGCTCCTTCTGTAAGAACATTAGTTGGATGGAGAGATAATATTGGAATAATGAATGATACAAATCAGGTATTACCTGATAATGATTATTATCAGAACATGTCTTATGCGATTGAAAGTCCTAAGACATATGAAGAACTTATTACTCATGTAAATGATGTAGTTCATCCATCTGGAATGAAAAACTTTGCTAATACTGAAGTTATTGCAAAAGGTAGACCAGGTGATACTTTTGAACCAGCAGATGATGCTGGTGGACTTGTTCTTGATTTTACGGGAGATGCATTAAGAGCAGATTCAATTTACCCTTATGATTTGGGTAGAGATTTCTTGGCACAAGGAACTGTTTCAAAATTTATAGAACTAAGAAGTACTCGTCTTTCAGACTTTATTTTAAACAAAACTAACAGAGTTTTGAATATTGATGATATTAGTCCCCAATTTGTGTCTAATGAGTCTAATGATTTAAGTGATTATAGAGTTATTGGTTATTATCCTGCAGGAAGATTTTTCCAAAGATTTTTAACACAAACTGTTCATCATGCTGAAGATCCTAAGAAAAATCAATATCAATTGAATGAGTTTATATCTGTAACTGTTGATGAGGATACTTATTTCCTACAAAAGATGGATATGAAGAATTGGGATCAAGTTGGTCTTTCTTCTGGATATGCTTCTTTTGATACTGTATATTCACCAACACAATCTCAAACTCAATTAGTTTTCCGTCCTAATGAACCGTTTGATACAAATTATGAAGTTAAATCACTTCAAACCAGTTTTGCGGATTCTGTTGGTGTTGGAACATCTGCTTTTGGACATATTCGTTTAGAAGGTGGAAATGTAATAGTTTCTGCTGCTTCTACACTTGGAACTAGTACAACAACTAATGTTATTGGAATATCTACATTATCATCTAAAGCTGCTTTGATTCAATTATTAGTAATTGATAAGGGAGGTGCTAAACAGGTTGATTACCTTGAATATGCTGTTATGCATGATGGATCAAACACTTATCTTAGTGAATTAACATCATTTAACTCACGAACAAATTTAAGTGGTTTATCTAATCCTAATTTTATTGGTACAGTTACATCTAAAATTGAGGGTGGTTTAGTTAAATTAGATTTTGAAAATGGTCGTACAAATACAGTAAGTGTTAAATTTAAGTCAATTATTATTGATCCTTCGACATATTCAGCAGATACTAATTATAGATATAAGATTCCATTTACACCAGATGGAACGGAAAGAACAGCTAGATTAGAAGTTACTAGTCAAGCAAAAGCAGGTATATCAACAATTGTTGGTATAACAAGTATTACCGATTTATCTGTTAAATCTACAGTTCATGTTTCTTATGGTGCAACACAATCTTTACATCAAGTTTATCTATTATCAGATCCTGAAAAGAGTCAAACCTTTATTAGTGAATATCCTGTAGCTGCTGTTGGTTCTACAACTGGAGTTGGTACATTTGGTTCTACTTACAGATCTGATGGTAGTTTTGGATTAGAATTCCACCCATCAGTTGCTGGTATTGTTAGTATCACTGCTTATAATGAAGTATTGTATAAGGATTTAGATCCTAATGGAACACTTCAAGGGGTTGGAGAGATTAATTATGGACAACTTTATGAATCAGTTGCTCAAACAAGATACCTTGGAATTAATAATAGAGATATTAAATCATTTGATCTTAAGTATCAAGGAACTCCGATTTATGCTCGTGATACTAATATTGCAGATCCAAGTGCTTTAAATTATAGTACAGGAGTATTTGCACAAGAGCATTTCTTTATGCCATTTGAGCAGTTAACCTATAAACCAGATTCTAACCTAGTTGGTCTTGCTGGATCTGCTCTTATATACAGAACTGGTGCTGGTGTAACTGGATATCTTCCAGAAACTGTTTATTCAATTAAAGATAATAATCAACAATTTAGAATAGCATTAACAGAAAATGATGCTAGAACAGGTGCTGCTGTAACTTTCCTTGAAAATACTGGTGCTGGTAATCAACACAGATTTAGTATGAGAAAGAGGGACTCTAAGTCCATGATTTCTATTAGTGGTTTAGTACAAAAACCAATATCATATACATCCATTTCATATGATCTTGATGTTCCTGTTGCTGGTTTTGTAACTGCATTTGTGTTAAGTGGTATATCTTCCATTAAATCTGGAGATCTTTTAAAGGTTGAAGATGAATTTGCAATTGTAAGAAATGTTGGAATTGGTACAACAACCTTTGGTCCTCCTGTTGGAATTGGTACTTGGAGTTTGGTTGAAGTGGAAAGAGGCGCAGTTGGTACTGCTGCTACTCCACATGCTGCTGGTGAAACAGTAAGATTGTTTAGAGGGTCTTTCCAGATAGTAGATAGTAAAATACACTTTACTCAAGCACCTTTAGGTGGTGATACTGGTATTATTAACCCAAATAACTTACCATATGCTAGAGCAACATTTGGTGGAAGAACTTTCCTTAGACAGGATTATGAAAAGAATCAAATCTTTGATGATATATCATCTAGTTTTGATGGATTAGAAACTGCTTATCCATTAACTTCTATTGGTGTTGCTGTTACTGGTATTGGTACTACTGGTGGTAATGGTGTATTGTTTATCAACAATATCTTCCAAGCACCATTTAGTGAAAATAATCCTAATGCTAATTTCAAGATTTCAGAACAAGCAGGAATTAGTAGTGTTGTATTTACTGGTATTAGTTCCTTTGGATATGATACTCCAATAATAGATGAAGGTGATATTAATGAAAATCAATTACCTAGGGGTGGTGTAATTATTTCTGTTGGATCTACTCCAGGTAGAGGTTATGCACCATTTGTGGGTGCAAAGGTAAAACCAACAATTGATGCTTATGGCAAAATTACTAGTATAGTTGGTATTCCTACTGCAGGTAATAGTGTTTCCATTAGCACAGCTACTTATAATAATGTTAGTGGTATGATGGAAGTTAGTACTTTAGCACCTCATAATCTTAAAATTGAAGATCCAGTTAAATTAGAAGGTTTAGAATTTGCTTGTAGTGGATATGGCAGTACTTTAGGAATTACTTCCTTTGTATATGATCATATAAGTGGTATTGCTACTATCATTACTAATGCTACTCATGGATTTACTAATCCAAATCTAATTGGTATTGCTACAGGTTCTCTTACCTTTACTTGTGGTATGGATAGTAATGCTACTGACCATGATTATCCTAGAGTTGGAGATCCTATTCATGATAAGTTATTAGAAGTTCGTGCAGTAACAAATAATACATTTGATGTATTTGTTGGTATTACAACTAATGTTGGTTATACACCTACAAATGCTATCTATGATGCTAATGCTGGTATTATGACGATGACTATACCTAACCATAATATTATGGCAGGTAGAAGTATCAAGATTAAGAACAGTTCACTTGACTTTAAATGTGCTATGGATGGCACTAGTCAGACAAAATC